CATCTAGTGGAGTTGGATCTGAAGCAAAGGCAAATATAGTTGTAGGACAAGGATCTAGTGTTATTGATTTTGAAATCATCAATGAAGGATATGGTTATGGTCAAGATCAAGTTTTAACTATTGGTGTTGGTGGAGCAGTGGGTATACCAACTGATAGTAACTTCAGTCCATCTAGACAATTTGAAGTCACAGTAAGAGAAGTTGGAAGTGATAGTTTTGCTGCTTGGACTGTTGGAGATTTAGAAGTATTAGATCCTTTAGATGATTTATTTGATGGTCAAGATATATCTTTCCCATTGAAATTGAATGGTGCTCAACAAACAATTCAATCCAAACCAGGATCTAATGTTGATGTTGAATATACACTTCTAGTGTTCATTAATGATATTCTTCAAGTTCCTGGAAATGGATATGAATTTAAGGGTGGTAGTTACCTTACCTTTAAAGAAGCACCCAAGAAAGGTGATACTTCTAAGATCTTATTCTATAAAGGAACTGCAGCAGTTGATACAGCTACTGTAGATATTTTAGAAACTGTTAAGACAGGTGATGAATTAAAATTACATGATCAAGATGTATCTTTTGAAGAAGGTCTTAGAACAGTAACTACTATTAATGCTGCAGATAATGTTAATACCAATCCATATCCTGGTCCTGGTATTACTACTAATGAAACTTTTGATAGACCTATTAATTGGTTTAAACAAACTGAAGATAAGGTTATTGATGGTCAATCAATAACTAAAGATAGATCACATTATGAACCATCAATTTATCCCACTACCACTTTAATTCAACCAGTGGGAGTGGCTTCTACAGAAGCATATGTTGAAAATATTAGGATATTCTTTGATAGCACTAAGGAAAATTATGGATCACAAGATTCTATAAACATAGTTTCTCAAGAAGATGCATCAGGTGCTGCTGGTACAGCTTTAGTTTCTGCTGCTGGATCTATCACATCTATTGCAATTTCTGATGTGGGTATTGGATATACCTTTACTCCTACAGTATCCATTGAACAACCTGTTGGTTTAGGAACCACTCAGGTAGCAACTGCTACTGCTACTCTTAATGGTGATAGTTTAGGTTCTATTACAATTACTAATATTGGTAGTGGATATACTGTTTCTAGTCCACCTGCAGTTCTTATAGAAGAACCTAAGATGGCTAATAGAGTTGAGAAGGCAACTTCAATAACTTATACTGGTGATTATGGTACAATAGTTGGATTTGGTACAACCACTGCTGGATCTCAAAACAAATTTGTCTTTGATTTATACATCCCTGAAGATTCTTATCTAAGAGATGCTACTTATGTGGGTACTGCTATTACATTAAGCACTCTAAAAGTGGGTGATTTCTTCCTAGTTGATGAAAGTAATGTTGGAACAGCATCTACTGTATTAAGATCATTTAATGTTGGAGGAGCAACTACTATTGGAGTAGGAACTCAATTTGTTGATAATGTCTATCAAGTATCAGATGTCAATACTGTTAGTGTTGCTAACACTGCAATTGGTATTTCTACTGTTGGCACAGCAACCACATATGTGACTAGAGTATTTGTAAATATTGATTTGTTTACTACAGACTCTTTTGATTCTTCTATATTGAAATTTGATTCAACCAATACTAAATTTGATTCTAATGGAATAGGAGCTACCTTCACTGGTAATGTACATAATGCTCCATTCTATGGAACTTATAGTTGGGGTTATTTAGAATTGGGTTCAAGAACTCAAGCTAGAGACTTTAATTTCTATGGACAAGATGGTCTTGGTGGTATTTCTACTTCAGGATTTATTCAAAGATTCAACCCTTTAAGAGATAAGGAATATCTCTAAATAACTAAAATAGATAACGCAAAATGGCAAAACTGGGCATAAGCACTGGATCACAGCCAAATGATGGAACAGGTGATACCTTACTGTCTGGTGCTGAAAAGGTAAATGCAAATTTCACTGAGGTATATACTCTTTGTGGTGATGGAACTAATCTAGCACCAGGAATAGTAACAGCAATTGCTGCGGGAGATAATATAAGTGTTAGTGGTGCATCTGGGCAAGTTACTATTACTGCTCTTGAAACAACTGGTATATCATCTTATTGGAATGCAAATACTACAGGTATTACCACTGTAGCAAGAGGAGTGGGTATAGGAACTACTACAGTTACATCTAAATTAACTGTTGTTGGTGGTGGAAATATAGGAGGTGGTTTAACTGTAAGTGATGGATTAGTTGTTACTGGTGGTAGTAGGATTACTGGTGAAACCACTTTAACAGGTGGATTAAAGGTTAGTGGTATATCTTCATTTACATCTGTTGCTCTTAATGCAGTTCAAGTAAATGTATCTGGAGCATCTACATTTACTGCCTTAGTGAGTGCTGGTAATAGTACCAAACTTGGTGATGATGTTAGTACTAGGGGTGTCAATGCAGGTGGTATAAGTACATTTGTTGGTGATGTAAGTATTGGTAATCATTTCTCTGTAGTAGGAATATCTACTGTTGGTACTGGTAATACCTTCAATAGAGAAGGTGGTATGAGAATGACTGGTATTGCTTCAATGAGAGAAGCAGTAATTGGTTATGGAGTTACCATTAGTACCACTGGCATCAATGCTGTAAATGATGCATATGTAGGAGTTAGCACTGCTGCTGGAGTGATATTAACTTCTGCTAATGGAACTAGATATAGATTATTAGTAGAAAATGATGGAAGTCTAAAGACTGTAAACATAGCTTAGCATTTAATGCCATAAATAACTAAAAAAATTGTAAAATGTCCGCCATTATAACTGATCAACTTAGAATATTGAACGCTAAGAATTTTGTTTCAACAGCAACTTCTTCAGTTAATTCTTACTATTCTTTTGTTGGTTTACCTAATGCTACTAATTATTCCTCTACTTGGGATACAAACCCTCCTGCACCAAAGGATAGTTTTGATCAAGAGGATGATTATTGGGATACTATGATTGCATTGAAGAAGATAACATCTTCTGATGTAAGTAGAATGGTTAGTAGGTATACTTGGACATCAGGTGTAACATATGATATGTATAGAGGGGATATTAGTAGAACTAATATAGCACAACCTTCAGGAGCTACTAGTTTATATGCATCAAAATATTTTATAGTAAATGAAGATTATAAGGTTTATATTTGTCTTCAGAATGGAACAAATCCAGAAAATGTCACTGGTAGACCCTCTCTAGATGAACCTACATTTACAGATCTTGAACCTAAAGCAGCAGGTGATAGTGGAGATGGATATATTTGGAAATATCTTTATACTATCAAACCAAATGATATTATAAAATTCAATTCTACTAATTTTATACCTGTTCCTGATGCTTGGGAAACTAGTACAGCAAATGCTCCTGTCAGAGATAATGCTGGAACTAGTGGTCAATTAAAAATTGTAACTATTACTAATAGAGGGTCTGGTATAGGAACTGCCAATAGAACTTACACTAAGGTTCCTATTAATGGAGATGGGTCTGGTGCAGAAGCAACCATAGTTATTAATAATGATGCTAAAGTTGAATCAGTAGATATTTCTAAAGGTGGTTCAGGATATACTTATGGTACTTTAGATTTAGTTAAAGGTGGAGTTCCCTCAGGAACTACTGATCCTATATTTAATGTAATCATTCCACCACAGGGAGGGCATGGAGCAGATATCTATAGAGAGTTGGGTGCTAGTAATGTTTTAGTATATTCTAAAATTGAAAATGATGCAGAAAACCCAGATTTTATAACAGGAAACCAAGTTGCTAGAATAGGTATAGTAGAAAACCCTGAAGCTTATAATTCTACTTCAAACTTAAATTTAACTAAAGCTAGTGCTCTTTATGCATTAAAATTAGCAGGGGCTGGATATACTACAGCAACATTTAATGTAGATGGAAATATAACACAAACTGTTGGTGTTGGTTCTACTGCAGTTGGTAGAGTAGTTTCTTATGATCAAACAACAGGTGTTTTAAAATATTGGCAAGATAAAAGTTTAGTTGGATTTAATAGTGATGGATCTTTAAAAACAGATACCACATATGGTTATGCTCTACATAGGTTTACATCTGAACCTGACACTGGAGGAAATTTAAATATTGCTAGTAATCAAGGTACTTTAGGAATAGATACTAGCTTTGGGCAAGTAGGTAATCCTGGTATAAGTACTGTAATAAATAATAGAACATATTACCTTGGACAGAGTTTTACTCAGGGTGTTGCTAATCCTGAAGTTAAAAAATATTCAGGAACCATAATCTATGTGGATAATAGACCTTCTATTACTAGGTCTGCTAACCAAAGAGAAGATATCAAAGTCATTTTGCAATTCTAAAGAATCATGCCTCAGGAAACTAATTTAAACGTCGCTCCTTATTTTGATGATTTTGATAAAAACGATAAGTATTTTAAGGTTCTATTTAAACCAGGATACCCAGTCCAAGCACGTGAACTAACAGGTATTCAATCAATCCTTCAGGATCAGATTGAAAAATTTGGTAGTCATGCATTTAAGGAAGGTAGTTCAGTAACTGGTGGTGGAGTTAAGTATACTAATGGATATAATTGTATATTAGTTCAAGCAGATAATGAGGGGTATAATGTAAGAGACTATTTATTTAATCTTAATGGTAAAACTGTAGTTGGTAGTCAGTCTGGAATAAAAGCAGTAGTTCAAGGTTATTTGCCAAATATTGCAGAAGATGGAACTTATACTTTGTTTATTAATTTTAAAAATAGTGGAGTAGATAATAGTGATCAGTTCATCTCTGGAGAAAGTTTATTATTAGATGGAAATCCATTTACATCTAGAACTGGTATAAGTTTTCAAGTAGGAGAACCTGTAGCACAATTATTTACTGGTAGATGTAATTATGTTGGATCTGCTGCTGTTTTATCTGCAGGGATTTATTTTGCTAGAGGATATTTTATAGATGTTAAAAAACAGACTGTTATAGTAAATCCATATGGAGCTACAGATAGTTGCAGGATTGGATTGAGAGTTTATGAGGATATTATTAATTCTGATATAAATTCAAGTTTAAATGATAATGCAGCTGGATTTAGTAATTATACTGCGCCTGGTGCTGATAGATTAAGAATAGAATTAAAATTAGAAACAGCGCCAATACAAGAAGATAAGACGCCTAATTTTATAGAATTGATGACTGTGAGAAATGGTAAAGTTGCTTCTGTAAATGATAAACCACAATATAATGATTTAAGTAATGAGTTTGCTAGAAGAACATTTGATGAGTCTGGTAATTATTATGTCAAACCTTTTGCTATTACTGCAAGAAATACTTTAAATGATTTTGAAGGAAATAATGGAGCGTTTACTTCAGATCAAATAACATATAATAACAATACTCCAAATGATGATTTAGGAACTTATAAGATATCTCCAGGTAAAGCTTATATTAGAGGATATGAAGTAGAAACTATAGTTCCTGGATTCTTAGATT